ATGGATGAACTAGACAATAACAAATTAAAGGCAGAGGATGACGAAAGAGAAGTGGAAAGTGAGGAAAATCAGCGTGGTGAAGAGATCGAAGTAAATGAAGATCGCCTTCCCTCGCGGGCGATGGCGATCCATGAACATATTCGCCAGGAAGGGGAAAAAGAGATGGAGCGCGATGCGCTGGCCCTGCTATGGTCAGCGATTGCGGCCGGCCTGTCGATGGGGGCCTCCCTGCTGGCGAAGGGAATTTTTCACGTCAAACTGGAGGGGATCCCGGGCGGTTTTTTGCTGGAAAACCTCGGCTACACCTTCGGCTTTATTATCGTAATTATGGCCCGCCAGCAGCTGTTCACTGAAAATACGGTCACCGCCGTTCTGCCGGTGATGCATAATCCCACCCTCGGTAACGTCGGTTTGCTGATGCGGCTATGGTCGGTGGTGCTGGCGGGCAATCTCATCGGTACCGCGGTGGCCGCATGGGCCTTCAATTATATGCCTATTTTTGATGAGCCAACCCGTCAGGCCTTTGTCAGCATCGCCGAAGACGTAATGAAAAACAGTCCGACAGAGATGTTCGCCAATGCGATTATTTCCGGCTGGCTGGTCGCCACCATGGTCTGGATGTTTCCTGTCGCCGGCGCCGCCAAAATCGTGGTGATTATTCTCATGACCTGGCTTATCGCCCTGGCGGATACCACCCATATAGTAGTGGGCTCGGTCGAGATCCTTTATCTGGTGTTTAATGGAAATCTGCCCTGGAGCGACTTTATCTGGCCGTTCGCCCTGCCGACCCTGGCGGGAAATATCTGTGGCGGGACCTTCATCTTCGCACTGCTGAGCCATGCGCAGATCCGTAACGATATGAGCAGCAAGCGAAAAGCGGAAGCCCGCGCCCAGGCGGCGGAGAAAGGGAAAAAGGCCGACCGGACATAAAAAAAGCGCCCTGAGTGGCGAGGGTTTAAGCAGTCAGACGGTATGGCTCTTACTCAGGCGGGCAAAAAACGCTATACTCGTGCCGCCTTGTCCCCTTAGTTAAATGGATATAGTTATAAAACAATTTAATATATTGTTTTATAAAGAGAAATATCAAAATAAGTCACTTTCATTGTACTCGTTTATGTACACAAAATCCGTTGACTTTATATGACAGGACATTCGTCATCATTAGGCCAAGCTCGATTGATGACGAATGTCACCACCCCGACAACTGTAACATCATCCAAAGCCTCGCCTTCCAGAGCCTCCCCGTCTCTTGTAATAAATGCCCGGCCCATAATTTTTGCAAAATCAGTGCCGCCGCCGTAGTGAATTAAAACGGTATCTCCTTGCTTTGGTTTAACGGAGCAATCCACTACGGCATAGCCGGTTTCTGTTTGTACTATCCGAGTATTGGGGCCGGTACCGCAGAGTGAATCAACGGTCAGACGCCGTTCAACATAGTCAGCAGCTGGCGACGGAAATCCCACGTTATAGCCCTCCGTTTGGGTTGTATAACTGGAACGTGCGCTCATCGCCTTCCTGCGTTGAGACATCCCGGAATGTCGTCATCTATCCACTGGTTAGCCTGGCGCGGTGACCATATCCAGTTAACTTTTGCGAGTTCCCGGATAAAACCGGACGTTGTCACGGTGCGACGGCCATTAGGCTCAATGACAATTGCCTGACGCCAGGCTATTTCGATATCTGAGTTTCGCGGCATAATTTTACCTCACACAAATACTGTTTTTATATACAGTAGTTATGTTCGTTAATCTGATCAATAGAGATTGCAGCTATCAATCAGGCGCACAGACGCAAGATAATGATTATTAAGCAGCTGGCAGGTACTTATAGAGCGTCTTAACATCCACTCCGATCACTTCAGCGACCATTTGTTTAGTGGCAAGTATATATCCTATAGATTTCAAATTGCCACGGGAGCCGTGGTAGATATTAAAACCCAATTTACAAATACACTTAGGTTTGAGTGAATTTACATCGGTAAAACCTGGTGCGCATTTAAAAAAACACACAATATCAATGACATACACTCACCCCATCGAATACTGCAAGTAAATATTCCATATTACAACAAAAATGCAATAGCATATAATTAACTGGAACTAAAACAAACCTTGACTATTAAAAATATTAATATATTTTATTTATAGAGCACAATACAAATACACACAAGGAATTAACATGTTAAAAAGAACCTTTAATGGGCTGAAGGAGTTTGATTCTTTTTTTTCCATTAGCGAACGTCTGTATATCACATTAAATGCAATACTAGTATTGTTTGGGGCATCAGGTGTTTCAGCAATCATAGCATGGTTTGACCCAAAGAAAGACTGGTCAATTTTGACTCTTTTTATTCTATTCATCGCAACGGCAACCTCAGTATTTGCAATGATATATCTATATAAAACAGCTCAGCTAAACACATCAAAAAAAACATACTATGACTATATGGGGGCAACACGCAATACAATAAATCCATTATCAGAAAATTTTACTGATGAAGTAATAAATTTAGATCAATTGAGATTACCCGCACTTGAACCACAAATCAATAAAACTTTTAGACGATGCAAATTAATTGGTCCATTGGTTCTAACTATAGTTGATAGCGAAATAGCTCATTGCGTGTTTTATGAGTGCGGTGATATGTTTTCCGTTTCTAAAGACTGTGGCATCCTTCATTTAAATGGAACCTTAGTGTTTAAAAACTGCAAGTTCATTGACTGCAAATTTGTTTATGCGTCTCTGATACTATCTGAAGACTCAGCATCTCAATTTAAAACCATGATGAGATCAACAAAAATACTTTATGTAACCGAATGACAATACAAACCAATCCATCACAAAATTAATTTAGCAATAAGCAAAATTTACCCTGATAAACGAAAGCTTATTACAGCCCATTAATAAGATATATATCATTCATCCTTTGAGTTAACTAGGTGTTAGCTGCACTTGCTCGCACTTGTCACATACCTGAGTAAGCTCTTGGGGGTTTACTACTTTGCCGCATGGATTATTTTTGGTATATAACTTTTATAAATGAATGATAAAATGCAGACACACCTATCACTTTCCCCTCACGTACACCTTTCAATGTGTAATTTTCACCATCATCTGTTTTGGTTGGCACTGGTGCTTCAGTTACAGTGATTTCCATTCCCGGAACGGGGACGATGACGTCCCCGACCTCCAGTTCAATAAATTTTTTAGTAGCCATTATCAACCTCAATCAGTGGGCCGGGCGCAGTCGTTCAAAAGTTACATTCAGGCGGCGCGTTCCGGATGGCGGAGCGCTGCCAAACGTGATGCCGAAATATGCGGTGCCCCTGGTGTTATCCAGATATCTGACCGTTGTCAGCCAGTCAGGAACCACTGAAACAATACGGTAATTTACATCAGCAACTTCCTGCGGAAGAGAAAGGGTAAATTCAACTGTCGTACCATCTCCAGCCAGATTGTATGTCTGCGTGCGTGACGTGATATATCCAATGTTATTACCAATTATTGGGTCGCCTAATGTTGCTGACCCGTAATAAATTTTCCCGTCCCCGGCATTATCCAGAAATGTATTGTTCATAAACTGCAGAGACCCGATAACACCCGCATCACCCAGCGCCAGGTCATACCCTGCATTATTCAGGAACGTCATACCCTGAATATCCGGGTTAGTACAGGCAGGGAGACCGGCCAGGTCAGACTGAATATGAATGCCATGCCCGGTGCTCTGTTTCGTCTGCCCGTCATGGTTATCGAGATATGCGCGTTTAACCGAGTTAATTATCTGACCACCACGGATTTTAAAAACGGTAAATCCCGAGCAGTACACGCCGCTGCCGCAACCGTCACCGGTCAAATTATCCAGTAACACATTGGTCGCTGCCCCCATAGAGCCAACCGCTGAACGCCTGCAATTGATGGATACCTGGTTGATAATTTTGCACAGGTTGAGGTTATTTTCACCGACATAAGCGCCATCGAGGCAGTTAACCGATGTTCCGTTTTTAAACTGGGTGTCATAACATCCGTTCATATCTGCGCCATTATCGCCACAGTCCTCGCAGTAATAGTCCTCCACAACATGGTGAGCACATTTGCTGTTCGCGATACCAATATATCCGGCGCGGTATACCCGATCTCCGACAGATTTTCCCCTCACCGTTTGCCCGAGAGTATCGGCGCGGAATTTGATTCCGTTAGCGCCCACATCAGTGACCAGGTTGCGTTCTGAGTATGGTTCAATGCAATTTGTAAAATAAATACCACAGGCAGTTTCAACATAGCCGCCTGTAATGTCGTGAACCGTGGACCGAATGCATGCTGGTCTGGTGCAGTTCGAAAAATACGCCCCGAATCCTTTAAAATGCCCGACGTCCACGCCCTCCAGCCTGGGACTGGTTACACCTTCAGCCCAGAAGCCATAATTTATCCCTCCCTGAATCGCCTCCTGGCCGATAAGCAGTCCGGTACCATCAGACTTAATCAGAATATTATCGCCACCGGCAATCAGCATTTTCAGACCAGAACCAGGAAGCTGAGAAATGGCTTTTCCAGGCATAATCTCCATTGTTAAATCACCTGGTAGGGTAACGGATGAAATCAGACAATCCACATCAACCAGGAATAGTTTTTTGGATAATGCAGCGTGATTTGCAGCAGCACTGAATGCTGTTGTTACGTCAGTACCTGCGGTTATTTTGTAGTTAGACAGCCTTACAGGGGAATTACGGATGTATTCCCCTACGGAAATACCGTATTTCGTGAAGACCAAATCATCGCCCATACCGGGTTCGCTTGAACCCAGGTTTTGGCGAAGAGCAGCATCACCGACAGATACAAAATGTGCAGAGTCTGTAGCAGTCCAGGTTTCGTCCGTTTTACCCGAAGCCGTGAACGGGATATCAGTCGCTGCCGTGAGTTTGTAGAGTTCGTTGTTATAACGAATGAGCTGGTTATACTCGGTGATGGTCAGGGGGTTTCCTTCCGGGATAGTCCCCACCGTGTAATCGCCAATAATGTCATAGCCTGATGAAGCGATGAACGTATTAAATCGCGTATCCTGATCGGCCAGCTGAGAAGTAAACCGACTCTCCTGACTGGACATCTGGCTGAGAAATGATGTCTCCATTCCAAAAAATGAAGGCCGAACTTTCCCCAGACGGTCAGTCCATATCAAGGCCGTCAGGCTGTTCAGTGCAAAATCGAGGTTCTCGGCGTTATCAAATAAATCCTTTACAGCCGCAGAGCCCAGCGGATTGCCGGTTTTATATGTGCTCATAGTCGCCCTATAACAAAAAACCCGCCGAAGCGGGTTGTTGAGAGATGTTTCAGTTTTATGCAACGTCGCCGGGGTAGCTGGCGTTGTCGTAGTCGTAGAATGACGCGCGGTACTCTTTGGCGGTAACCTGACACGTCCCGTCTGATTGAGGGGCAATCTCCTCAACAATGGCGTCATAGACATGACGCGTTGAGCCGCAGAACACCAGTCGGACTGGCTCAATGGCTGGTGAAGACTGGTCAATCTTCAATGGGTCATCAAAATCACTCAGATGGGGAACGGACAACTGATAATCCCCCACTCTGCTCGCCACCATCAGACCGGATGCAGAGCCATCCTGATAGCGGATCAGCGCACGGGGGTTTTCGAAAGACCAGTCCAGCGGCTCCGTAACGGTAAAGGTTGTCACGTCACCAGCCGTTGTCATCGCCTCCACCAGACAGGAAATCGTGTTGTTCCCCGGAATATCATCCGTGAGCACGATGCGATCGCCTGTGTTGTAGCACAGCGCATCCAGCTCGGTAGTGGTCTGGTATGTAACCCGCTGCTGAAGATACTTCATCAGGCGACGCATGCCGATCTGGTAGGCGTGATCCTGATTGAGCACCCCATCGAGTTTGTAGTTCTCGATTTTCACGGGCGTGGGATTGTCGGGTGTCCGGCATTTAACGGTCTCCTCCGCCCAGGTGACGCCGTTGATGTACGTCACGTCGACACCATCAAAATCATCGTCGGACGGCACGGTAAATCCGCTCTGCAGCTCCTCCACCATCTCATGCGGCGTTATGATCCCCGTCCAGGGCTTAATCCCCTCGCGGTTGACCGTCGCAAGGCCATCGCTTAACAGGAAGCGGGATTTCCCGGCATTGGCAATCATTTGCAGCATTTCCAGCGCCGAGATACTGTCGCCGGTGGCGAAATCGAAATTTTCGCCCCGCGGCGTCCAGTACGCGGACTCCAGCGCGTTGATGGTATCGACGTCCATCTCCAGCCCCAGCGAGCTCCCGACATGCAGCAGCGCCCCCGAAATGGTTCTGGCCGTTCCTGAGTCATAGGAACGCGTTGCCACTACGTTTACGCGGCGGTCCGACTGAGCCGCCAGCTTCCCGCCCGTCTCAACGGTCACCGCCATCAGCGACACATCGGGATAGGATGAAGGGCGTGTCAGCAGCCGCCCACGCAGTGCCTGCCAGTACATCGAATCCCTGGCGTTGTTTGAGCCCTGCTCATTGCGCCGACGACAGCGAACTTCCACCAGTCCAGGAGAACTGAGGGTGATCCGCTCAGTGAAACCTAACCCGTTGATGTTTTTCAGCGCGTACTCGCCCTGGTGACTCACCCACCCCGATCCGGAACCGTAGACGCGATACTGAATCTCCCACTCAACGTGGCGAATCCGTTTTTTGCCCTTACTGTCAAAGCCGCAAATACCGTTCGGGAAAGAGAAATTCACCTCGAACATATCGACAGTCTCATTTTCAGGGCAAACCAGGAACGGCCCCAGCCAGCTCAGCGTGTCGTTAAGACCAGTGGCCTCATAGTCGATCATCGTCCTGGCGGTGAATCCCGGCCACGACTCATCAACGGACCCATTAACCAGGCGCGCCACTGTTGCCGTTGTGCCGTCGGCAGAGACGATCTGGTACTCATTCCCGCGGTGAGCAAGTGAAAGCCGTTGCACACCTTCAGGCATGCCCGAGAATGCGGTTCCCGTAGTGCTGTTATACGCAAGCGTCACGTTTGCCGTTACCGCCGGGCTGCCGCCGGTTGATGCCGTGCCGGAGGTGTAAACCGGGGCATCACCGAAAACGGCTGCAGGCAGCGAGGAGGATGTGATTGCCCCACCCACGTAAGGACTGGCAACCTCAGTTATCAGTACGGTACCGCCGTTGTCCCGTGCGATCAGGCCTGAGCCAGTGAGCCCCTCAGTGATGGCCGCCAGCAGTCCCGACATTGAGATGTAGTTCGCTACCAGCGACACCGTATAGGTGGTGCCCTGCCATGTGATCATGAACGTACTGGAACTGGTCGAAAAATCGTAGGTGACGGGCGCGGCACTGGCCTGAATTTTTGCTGCACTGCCACCCTCGCCAGGCACCGCCTCCTGACCCGGGGTATAGGACGCAATGACGAGGTCATAATCGACACTGTTGAAACTCAGCGTCACCGGCATACCCGCTACGGGAGCAAGTTCGGTAAGCAACGAGCTGGCAAAAACACTGTAACCAGAAGAGGTGGAGATCAGATAATTTGTCGGGGCCTTAATTTCAACTATGGCCCCCGTTACCCAGCTGTCCGGAAGAGAATTATCGTCCTCGTCATCGTCACCATCATCCGTATCAAGGCCTGTAAAGGTTACGGATGCACCAGAAACCGTCATGCTGTCAGCGATAATATCGTCGGAATCAGGTGAGGTCTGCGCCATGTCCAGCCCTGTTCCGCTTGACGTTCCACCCACCTCTGTTGAGTTGAACCAGTTCTCGCTGCGCTCATCGCCGGAAACATCCACGCCGGGCGGAAAATAGGTGTTGCTGAATCCCGGCAGCGTTGAAGCTGGCGTACTGCCAACCCGGATATCACCATTGGTATAAATCAGTTCACCGACACCGAGACACAGCAGCATCTGGACGCGCATTTTCGTAGGATCAGCAGCGTCGAACCGGGTCACAGGCTGGACCACATAATCAGGGTAGATACGCACCCGGCCAAACACCTCGCGAATCGGATCACCCAGCTTTGCGGTATTTGCCTTCGCCGGGTTCAGGTCGAGACTGCGCCCTGTGGATGATGTATAGCCCCCAGTATCGATACTGCTCATCATAAACAGCGAATAAGCTGCTGCAGCAACGGAGATACCGACACCTATCCACGCGATGGTGGCGGCCTCCAGCCCGAAGGGTACCGGATAAAGCCGGACATCACTTTCAGGGTGGATCACGCAAGTAGCCCACTCGCCTGGCGGAATGGACAGACCGTCAACCTCAATGGTTAACGGCGGTACATCCCGATCCTCGTAACCTTCAACATTCACCGCCAGCCAGTTTCGAAGGCTGGTTACGCCATGCTCATGCGTTTCGAGAGGTTCACCGGGAAGCCGGGACGGGTAAAAACGAATGGTCATTGCCAGAACTCCACTTTGACAAATCGCCGCTTAAACCGCGCTAACGGAAGAAACGTTACGTTAGAGCCTGGATTGCATTCCGCCACATGCAGCAGGCCATCAATACTGACGACAATCCCCACATGGGTGACGGCTGAGCCGGAATAGCAAGCTACGCCAGCCCCTTCGCAGGGGTCGCAGCGCTCCAGGGTAAGCATCATTTGACGCGCCTCCCGGTCGAGGCCGCCGTCGTCTTTCGTGACCCCGGCAAAATCAGGCCAGAGAGGCAAGCCCAAATCGCGGCGTATCTCGTTCACAATGCCGAAGCAGTCGAGTTGCGGATATACGCGACCGCCCTTCAACCAGGTGACTGAACGGTATTTATCAGGGATGAACATGATGGATTCCTTAGCTGATATAACGTAGTCCGGGGAAGACCGGGAGCGTGTAGCGATAACGCGGCCAGGCCATATCGAGGACATTCATATAGCCCGCAGTGATCTGCACCTCTGTCGCCGTCCAGTAACCCGACTTGATTTTCAGCGTATACGGCACTGCCGCAGGCGCGGCTAAATCCGTGGAGATAAAACTGCGGTATGTCAGCGATGCAGGCAACCTGTTAGCCAGTGCATTGCGGATCGTCGTGGACACAACACCATCAACATTGCACAGGGCGAATTTCAAATCTTGCGTACCGTCCGCGTTGCGCGCCGGCAGCGCAATGTCAATCGCGCAGGCGGTAAACGTTACGGTATTGCCGCTCTCCGTCGTCGCCGTAATATCCTCATACCCCTGGCACAGGTAGTGAACATCTGAGCCAACGGTGATCTGCAGCGTTTCAATGATCACCTCCGGCCCGCTGCTGGCATAGAGCCTGTTAAGTCTTGTCATGCTTCAGGCCACTCCCTGTTAACTGCAAGATCAAGAATATCGCTGTTCACAATGAAGTCAGGGAACTCGGCCCAGCCAGGCGGAAGGATTGGACGCTCCCATAATTCCAGCGTTGCACTATAACGCCAGTATTTACCGCCCTCTGGTGTCGGTCCCTCGTATATACCGACAAACCTACAGACATAATCTTGCGCACCTAAAGGGGTAAGGAGCGGCATGTTGAACCAGTCAGCCCCATCGGTAATGATGTCTCGGTACCAGGCTTCGAAAAGCTGTGCCTGACCATCAGTAAAGATCCATGAAACTGGCGTTTGAGTAGGAACCGAAGTATAAGCTCGCCTTTGTCGCCGCCTGCCGGTAACCATCGCTGTACTTTTTAGCGGAGAAGTCGCTTTAAGACCAAAGTTCTCCTTCAATGGGCAAGGGAGATAATCCTTCGGGTAATTGAGATTAGTTGAAATTGCCATCAGCTAATTTTCCTCCCCGAGGTAGTTTTCCCCATCAGAGCTCTATGTAAATCACCCTGCCCGGTAGCAATAGACTGAACCGCTTTTTGATACCCCATCTGAGCACCATCGGATGCAGCTTTCTTCATCATGGCTATTTGAGTATCAGAGGGATCGCCGTTGACATAGAAACTCATACTCGGCGCATAGGTTGCCCCCCCTGTTGACTGGTTTGCTACGCGATCCAGAGTGGCATCAAGTTTTGCGCTGGTTTTAGCAGTCGTAACGCGCTCACCTTTCTGCAGGAGCCAGGTTCCTGTTTCTGGTACAGAGTCGATACCGTCGTGAGCCTGGCCCTGCAGGGCTGTACCGACTCCTATCGCCAGCACTCCAGCCGCCGCAGTTGCGGCTATTGCTGCCGGTCCTGCTATTTCGGGGCCTACAAACGGCACGCCGATCATTGCTGTAAAGGCCTGCAGACCCGCCATTGCAACTTGGGCAGCAGCATAAGAAAGAAGTGTGCTACCAACAGATTGCAGAAACGTCGCAGCAAAATCTTTAACATTTAACTTTCCGGTTTCTGCCCAGTTAATAATCATATCCGTTAAGGTGCTAAATGCCTGTGCACCAACCTGTTGCATGTTGGTGTATAAATCCATTGATGCTTCTATTTGCGTTGCTAGTCCGGATATAAAACCAGCAGCACCATCATTTTGCAACTCATCCTGCTTTTTATAATATTCCTCCTGTATCTTAAGTCTCTCATCAAGAGAATTCTGTAATGCTTCTTTCTTTTTATCGTAAAGACTTTGGTCTATATCTCCAGATTGGAGCTGATTTAATAGGTCATCCTGTCGAGAAGCAAAGTCCTGCTGTATATCATTATTATCCTGCATGCGTGAACGCTCACGGCTTCCAGAATAACGGCCAACAATTTGATTATCAAATCCCTGTCGTACTAACTTATTCTGCTTTTCTAAACCGGAAACATATTCAGCAACCCTGGCATTTTCCTGATTAAGCCTAAGCTCTTCCTTTTTAGAATCCAGAACTTTTGCAGCAGTTCGAAGCTGCTCTTTTTGAGCTTCTGACAATTTTTTAAGATTGCCACTGGTAATATCAAAATTAATTTTTTCGAGTTCTGTAACCTCAGCTGTTTTTTTACCAGTAGTTTCAATGAGAGCAGCTTGTTTTTGTAGATCAAGCAATCTGCTGTTAAAAGCATTTTCTGTTTTACTTGTTGGTGTTTTAACAGGTTTTCCGTTCGTACCACCAGGAGGTAAAGAAAATGGGTTGTCCGTTCCCACAGTGGCTACCTGAAGGGGTAGCATCGATTTGCTAGCTTTAGAAAATTTATCTCTAGTTTCTATAAGGGATTGCAGTTCATCGTTTAGTGCTTTAGCGCTGTCATCTACCCCTGTAATCCAACCAAACATTGACTCACTTTGAGAGTAGAAACCTTTTTTCCCTTCAAGGATTTTTTGCAGATATTCAATACGTTCATTAACTTGGTCTATATTTGTTAGGTCGATCTTACCACTAAGCGCCGCAAAACGGTTTCCTGTGCTGGCTGCTAGTTGGCCCGCTCCTGCAGCTGCTTTTACAAGCCATCCAGCAAGTTGAGCGACTTCCGATACAAGATCAGAAATACCTTGAAGAACCAAGGGGTCAGTCAGTACGTCATGAAGCTTATCAAGTGAGCCCTGCAAAGGAGTTAGATCAACTTTTGCCAATCCGGCTGCAATCTCAATTTTGAGCCCTGCAACCTGAGCCTCCATATCTTCAAAAAGTTGATTAACCTTTACTAAATCATCAATAGAGGATGGATCAGGAGCAACACCATAATCTTTAGCAAGGTCAATAAACTGTTTGAGTTTTTGGTTATTGTTATCAAACAAAGGAAGCAATTTTGAAAGGTCGTTACCCAAACTTTCAAGAATGGTGGTCTTCTCGGCATTAGTACTAATTTTCCCCAAAGATTCACCGATAGCGAGCAATTGTTTATCTGGACTGACTCTTGATAGTTTTTCCGCAGATAATCCAAGAGCGTTGAGCGCATCAACAGCTTCACCTGATTTATTTAATACCGCGTCACCAATCTTATCACCAATATCCTTGAAGATATCAGCCATTTGGTCACCGGAGACACCAGCCTTTTCAGCTGCAAACTGCCAAGCAAGTAGTTCCTGGGTAGATAATTGTAATGATTTAGCCCAGCGGTCAGTTTCTGCTATTTGCCTAGATGTGGATTTCAGTAATTGAAAGCCGGATGCGCCAACAGCCAACCCAGCTGCAATAGCTGCTGCCCCTATACCTGCTAGTGTAGCACTGGATTTTGCCACATCATCTTGTACCTGCTTGCTCCACTTGGCTGATGCACGCTCAGCTTTATCCATCCCTGAAACAAATCCACCAACTTTTGCAACCAAGTCGATAGTCAGAGTTCCCAGTGACTTGCCAGCCATAAATTCTCCAAGTGAAAAAAAGCCCGCTTTTAGCGGGCGTTATTTTAACAATTGTCCTTTAACCTCCTTTTAAGGGTAGATTTAAAATCTTTCCTTAGTGATTCAGGGAGACCTTGTTCTAACCTATCGATTAAAGGCATATTCATGAAAAGGATATCATTAACACTACTTGAACCATGTTTTTTTAAAAACATCATTGCAAGATTGTCTACAGCCAAGATATTAAGGCATGGTTCACCATCTTTCAAAGAAACAAAGTCATCTGATGATAAAGATTCTATTTTAGTGAAATCTACTTCTTGTAATGACTTCTTTCTTCCTGAGAAAGAAATGAAGATACCAGCAAGAAAAAGAACAACCGCAACTAATAAATAGTTTTGCTGTTGAGCCATTAGCCCAATATTATTAACTCTTGTACCATCGCCAACCTCAACACTCACATCCATAAAGAACAATGAGTACACCGCGAGAATTATACCTGCCAGCGATAACAGCTGCCCTGAACTCTTCATATCATTCCCTCGTGATAATAGTTACCAGAAGGGTAGCAGGATTTTTTTAAAGGCAAAAACAATAATTAGTTCCAGGCTTTCATGGCCTCTTCCAGAGATAATGGCGCTTCGTTGATGTGCGGTGCAAAGTCACTTACCTTGAACGGCGGCGTGTTCTTTGCCTTATTGATGTTAGCCAGGACAGAAGCCACCAGCGAAGCCCCCCACTCGGTACGCATCATGATATTGAGCGGTCCGTACTTCTCACGGTACTTGAGCCAAACCAGAAATTCCCTGCGACTCATCCGCTCCTGAGCCTCTGCGATGGTGCGGCCACCGATGCCGTTCATCACCAGTTCGCACCAGAATTCATCCTCGCCGGTTAGCTCGTAGTCTTTCCCAGTTCGTTTACATCATGAATTGCAGCCAGGAGGGCCATAACGATCGGACCGTCCAGCGCCCCACGATCCGGGGTAGCAGTTCCAAGAATGTCAGCTGCGGTAAACACTGGGGCGCCGTCCTGATCGCAAATATGCGCCGCTATGCGCTCAGCAATCGGGTCCGATTTCCCGTTATACGCCAGCAGTTCAGCTTTAGTGGTGTGGTAGCCCATCGGGCGCACATAGACGGTTGCGATATGCTCTTTCCCGTCACGGCCTTTCCACTTAATTTCTTTTTCCACGGGACGCCCGGTAAAGGCACCGGTTTCTTTTAACGTATCGAGAGTAAGTTGCATTTCAGCTCCTGAATTGAAAAGCCCGGATAACCGGGCATATTAATTACGCTGCGGCCTTCGGCACCCATACGGAAGAGCCAGACCGCTGGATCGTGGCGGAGGTCGTCACAACAGCGTTACCCTGAAAATCAAACGGGAAGTCGGAAACGTAACCCTGGAAAATGAACCAGGTTCGATCCGATGGCAGCACCAGACCATCAACAGCATCCTCAGCGCCAGGAGCGGCGGCTGTCGGGGCGCTGGTTCCATCTGACCAGCCAACCGCAAAAGTTAACGGCGTCTGGTCATTCGCTTCAGCGAGGCCATGCAACATAATGTGGCTTGCGTTCGTCGGATCAGCGTTAAGCCCGACGGTTGCGGCCGCAGGCGTTTTAAGTCCCTTTTTGTAGGTTCTGGAATCCCGCTCACTCAGACAGGTATCTTCAATCTGATCGGCAGGGTTCCCGCCGGGGTTGAAACTGGTGATGCATTCAACCTCGCTGACCACGCCAGACTTGAGCACAAAAAACTGCGTGCCTTGCGTTAATACAGACATGTTTTGTCTCCATAAAAGAAAAACCCGCACAAGGCGGGTCAGTTTGGGGTTGTTGGTTATCTGGTCGTTATCCAGTCAACATCGAAGGAATAGCGGTATCGCATTGTTACAGGATCGCGGCTTTGTGCACCCCATCGGGTGATATAGGCCTTGCCCTCAATTGCGTCGCGTAAAGCACGGGCAGCAGCGATCACGTCGGTGTCAGTATCGCCATAGACATCAACCTGCAGAGAATAGTGATCCGCATCTGGCCGCTGGTTCAGATAATTTTCAGGGTTGCCCCCTATGTTTTGCCAGACTGCATAGGGATAAACGATATTATCGTCCTGCATACCGAACGGATAAAGCCGCACGGGATTAGAGCCTAACAAATCCCTGACTGCCTGACTGGCTGCGCAAACTACAAATATTGGAGCAATCATACCGGAGTTCCTTTTTTAGCCGCCCGTCGCACAGCCCGATCAATGGACTTTTCCAGCTCCGCTGCGAAAGTATTTATTACGTCGGTATCAACACCATTGATCGCCGGCCGTAAAACAGGCTTTGCTGCTGCGTGCTCTGTGCCGAATTCCAGGAATCGCCAGTACCAGGTATCCCCGCCGGGATTACCTTTATCTCCGGCAGTGTTAAAACTTTTACCCGCCCTGCCTTTTCGGACGTTGGCCTTAGTATTGGCGTATTGCCTGGCGCCGCCCATCACCCCGACACGAAACGTCGGATCGCCGGTTCTGCGAAACGCCTTGCTGCTGAAGCTGACCACAATGTTTTTGTAGATAGCCTCTTTGGTGAGAGGATCATCAACCCGCGTGGCATTATTGCGCGCTCTGTCCCTGATGACGTTTGCCGCTTTACGCAGCGCTGCACGACCGGATTTATCGCGAGTGACCTGTGAGACGGCATCCAGTTTCCCCAGAACGGAATCGAGGCCAGTCAGGTTTACTTCTACGCCATCAGCCATCGTTAGCCCCTTCTGAACATGGCAGTGTCAGGTATTCCCTGCCGCTCCGGGGATCAGGTAAAACGCCCTCAATGTTGTAGATGCGGCCACGAAACAGGATCCGATGTTTGCGGGTGACGCCCTCACGGTAACGAATCGTTATCCGTGTGGTAACTTCGCCCTGAGAGGCCTGGGCGGCGATAAACTCACGTGCGGATAAAGGAGCGACTTCGGCCCAAAGGGTTGCGACATCGCGCCAGGTATTAATTACGGCTCCCGTTGTCGGGTTCTGTTCTTTTACCGGCTCCTGCAGGGTGATCCTGTTACGCAATTTTCCGGCCTGCATATCACCCCCTCGCTCTTTGACTCAGGTAAACGGGGCGATCATCACCCAGTGAAGTGATTTCAATATCGTCATCTGCAGCCAGCGACTGGATAATTACATCGGACAGGGCGACGTTAGATTCAGCCAGGCGGTTTATCGCTTCCGTCTGCTCTCTCTGTGCTGCTGTTTGTTCTCTCAGCGCTGCTATCAGCGCGTTTACCAGTTGCTCGTTCATAGGCTATTTTCGTCCACTTTTTTAACCATTCACGCCGACGGAGACACCCTTCACAGGCCATAAATCACCTCAAAGTGGGATATATCGGTAGGGTTCAAGCAACGAAGTGAAGCCGAAGGGAATACTCATTTTATTTACATCGGAAGCTTCTTCCCTGCTGTTGAACCAATGCCCAACAAGAAGCATCAGCGCCAGGAGGATATCGTCAGCAATTTTTAACCCGTCTGGATCGGTATCAGGCACAGAGTCTTCATACAGTTTCCGATTAATGAAGTTCTCTGCGCGACGCCGAGCAGCTGTGAAATACAGCGTCAGCAGTTCATCTTCGGTTGCATCGTCAATATCGATCCGACACTGCGCCCGCAACATCTCAATCGTTGTGCTCATGTATTTTCCCTGGCCCGCAGCGAACTGCGGGCATAAAAAAACCGCCGGAGCGGTGGAGGTTGAAGCTGATTATTGCCTTAGCCGCCAGATGCCGGTTTACCCACCAGCGCCTTAATCGCGCCGGTATCTTCCAGTACGCAGTCGAAGCGGTGGAAGGCCAGGAAGCCAGTCTGATCGTACTCTGCGTAACGCTCAACCAGCCGTTTCAGGGTCATGTAAGTGACGCGACGAACGATAAAGCGGTTAAAATCGCCGAAGTAGGCAAATTTGGCACCAGCCGCGATATCAGGAATAGCCTGGTCAACGACATACGGCACCTGCAGAACAGTGGCAGGTGCGCCACCGATAATGTTCGGTAACCAGAGCGGGCGGCCCTGTCCGTCCTCCATTTCCTCCACCAGCTGCAACGTTGCATCGTTAAAGGCCCAGCGCACCTTTGGACCGTTACGGTATGCCGGGTCGACAGAGTGCTTCAGTGCGTTCAGCTCTTTCCAGGTAAAGGTGGTCGCTGCTGCGGTATTTTTGGTGCCAGTTACCGACGCAGCCAACCCTTTAGGCTGCAGCGGGGTGCCGGTGCCGGTCCCTAATACCAGATACTTCGCTTCACCACGTCCGATGCGAGTGGCGATACGCGCGGCCAGGAACGCCTCGATATCTACGCCGCTGTCCTGGAGCAGTTCATTGGATACGCGAATGATTTTAGAGGACAGTTTTTTAGCCCCCAGCGTTGCACCGCCGAAAGACACGTCTTCTTCACTGGTTTCAGTGTTTTCGCCCAGCAGTTCACCTTCTTCAGTAGTACCGTCAGAGGTTGCCCAGTCAATGTCCTGGCCGTTGGCGGTATTCAGAATTTGCGCCACACTGGCAATTCCACCGTAATCTTTCAGTGCTTCGACGATCTTATTTCGGAACTGGGTTGGTACGGTGTAACCCCCTTTTTCATCCGGCGTCGTGCCCTGAGCACGCAGCTCCTTTAAAGCCTGGCGTTCTTCAGCGCTCATCTCGCCAAGACCACGGCGCAAAAACGCATTAAACGCCGCAGCACGGCGTTCGTTAGCCTGTGCTTCCGGGTTTGCTGGATCACGATTCTGCTGCTGGCGCTGTTCCGGCTCGTTTTCGTGGATATAGTTCTGATCCTGGCGGCGCAGTTCCTCTTCGCGTGCAATACGCTCATCAAGAGCGTCAAGCTCCGATTTTGCAGCGTTCCACTGAGTACGCTGCTCATCGGTCCAGGGTGTATCGCCAATTTTGTCATGCAGGGCACGCATATCTTTGGCGATGATGTTACGTTTTTGCTTCATTTCATGCAGTTTCATGATTTTTCCTTACGCGTTAAGAAGGGTCAGCAGGCGCTCACGCGCCATTCGTTGATTAATGGCGTTCTTTAGCGCACCGCTGTCGCGCGCCTCCTGCCAGGCTTTCATCGATCGGACGCCGGAGTCGGCCTCCTGATATGCGGGATAAGTCACCGGACTGACATCAAACAGCCGGGAAAACTTCGATATTTCACGAATAACGATCCCTTCATCGTCCTGGTACCAATTTTCACCGTCATGGGATACCCGGAAGGCAAAAGATGACTGGTTAATGTCACCGCGCATCATCGGCGCCAGCACCAGATCGCGGATAGTTTGCGTATCCGGCGCTGTAATGTCGTAACGCAGGCCGCGCTCATCGACAGACAGGGATAGCGTCCCGGCAGCGCTCCGTCCCAGAATAAAGTTGGGGTCATGGTTAAACAGCCCGCGAACATCATCATTCAGCACATCGTCAAATGCTCCGGGCTTGATGATTTCACGGAATCCCCACAGGGGTTCAGAACGGCTGTTGAACACCGAGCCATAGCCCAGAATGCGGGTAGGTTCATCGGTGCGTTGCTCGGCTCTGACCTCCCCGCTGTAACAGCGCGTTTCACGGTCATTCATTGGGCTTTTCCTCGTCGGTTTTAGGTGCCTTAAAATCGTCTGCGGGGTTCGCGGCGTTAACGCTCACCAGCATTTCATCCAGGCCATCTACCGGATTCATGTCTTCGAAGGCTCGCGCTTCATTGCGGCTCATCCAGCCATCAGTGATCGCAAAGTGGTAGAACTGAGCACGTTCCTGCGGGGTCCCGCGTAGCAGGCCTGTCAGGTTAAACCTGACGTAATACCCGGCGGCCAGTTCAGCACGGGTGAACAGGCGGCGATTGAGTTCCTGTTCCCAGTTCGTTACCCACGGCATGATCGTGTAGCGGACAAACTGAATGGCCTGTTGCGTAATATTTGAGAAAGTGGCTTTTTCGAGATCGTTAATCATGTGCGCCGGTACATTAAATATCCCGGCAATCATCGACCGATTCAGCTTCGACATATCAATGATCTGGGCATCAACCGGGGAAACGGTGAGCGCTTTGTAATCCAGCTCTGCCGGGAGAAGCATTGTTTTATTCTCCTGGCTGCGCAAAGCAGCTGTAGCTTTTTGCCACATGCTTTTTAAACGCCCCCAGCTTTCTTCATTCAGCTGGCTTTTCACCGAAATAATGCCAGCGGGTCGCGCATTACCGTTGAAGAATGAACTGGTATAAGCCTGCCCGCTCATCCCCATGCCTATCGTCTCGGCATGCTGCATGATTGGGCTAAGCCCCATTTTCTGGTTGTTACCCAGCGCCCGGATATGCACCATATCGTCGGGATTGACGGCAAACGCCCCCTCTTCGTTGTAAACGCCATAGGTATACCGACCACCCGTGTTAAGCAGTGTCGTTTCCCAGGGCATGCAGCATTCCAGCCCGGAAACTTCACCACGACGGGAACGCTTCACCCAGGTGTAACCATTCCCCCAGCCCAAAATATGACGCTGTTTTAGCTCACGCCACTTATAGCTGGTCTGCCACATATTCGGCTCATCGTGAACCAGGTAAAACACAGGGTGATCGCGGGCAGCTTCAACCTTGTTATTGGTTTTCCGCATAACATGCAGTGGCATCTGAGCGATATTCGAAGAGATAACGTAAATACAGGCATACACCGCAGCCAGCTTCATTGCCGTTTGCGGGCTGACAAATACGCCTCGGGCAAACACGTTATCGGTTTCTGCCGATTCACTCGTGATCGGAGTAGCCGGGTTTTCCAGTGGTTCACTGCGAAAAAGAGCATCAAGCAGCATTATTCCCCCTCATTGCCGCTAACAGCGCATAAATGAGTAGCAGGGTTCCCGACATCATCAGAGACATCGCCAGCCCGAACTGGAGATACACGCCTGCAGCAAGCGAACCGAACCCGGTAAGCCCGATAACATCAGTGATTAGAGTTTTCATAGAAGTAAAAGGTCTTCGTCAGGATCGATAGTGGACAGGAAGTCAACTTCACCACCACCGTTAACAAGCAGGCGACTCATCGCAATAAACATCGCGACAGGACCGTCAATTTTGTTTTCAGGCGTGGCCTTGTTGGGGAAAATATTCTCGTTTTTGTCTGGTTTGACGGTGACGTTTGACATCATCCATGTCATCACTGGATTGCCATCGTGATGAAAACGCCCGGCGTAAATTTTCGCCTCGACTTCCTTCATTGCTTCAGACAGGTTTTTAACCGTCTGAGGGACTTCAACAATTGGTACACCTTCAGCTGCTACCGACAAAGCAAACTGAGTGGCACTCCACGGGTCGTATGCAAACTCGTTCAGCGAGTCACCTCGCGCCCATTCGATCGTTTCCTCTTTAATTACTGCATGGTCAACGACATCGCCATCGGTAAACTCAAGGAATCCAGCGAGATTCCATTTTCTGTAAAGGTCCGCCTGCTGCTTGGAACAGGCTTCCAGCCGACCTTCAGGTATCCAGAATCTGGAGCGGACATAAACATCGCCATTTGGAGCAAGCCAGACTTTAACTGCAGCTGAAATATCAATTTTGTTGGAGAGGTCAACGCCGAGCCACATTGACCAGTTGGCCGAAGTGGAGTCGTCCCAGTCGTCACGGCATTTTTCCCAGCGCGCCATATCCATCCATGCTTTTTCACCTTGCACCCAGATATTGAGATGCTTGGTAAAAAAACCGACACGCGCCGCCACCTGCTCTTTCGCCTTTTTAGCCAGACGGCGCATATCGTCCCAACGCTTACATATCCCCAGGCCGGGATTTGCTTTCGGCCAGTTTGCCTCGTCGAAAGGATCGTCCCCCTCATCCAGGGTATAAATCAGCGCAAAATAGCTGTCATCCTTAATTGAAAGCGGGTCAGGGTTATCAAAGTTCTTCAGAACCTTGATTGCATAATCACGTTGCTCGTAGCAGATACCTTCCTTATTAAAACCCGCAGTGGTGATTGCAAAAATAAGGGACTGCAGGCGCGCACCGGTCGCTGTTTCCAGAACTTCCCAGACGTCACGGGTTTTATGTGCGTGCAGCTCATCAACGATCCCGCAGTGAATATTAAGGCCGTCGAGGTTATTCGCATCACTGGCTACAGGTTCGAATTTTGAGCCCGTCCGCTCCTGGTGAATATTCAGCTTGTTACTACCAAACAACCGGCCCAGTGTTTTAGGAGCCAGCTTAATCATGCGCTTCGCATCATCAAACACGATGCGGGCCTGGTCCCTGGTTGTTGCTGCGGAATAAACCTCAGAACCACCCTCACCGTCGGCACCAGTCATATAAAGCCCGATGCCAGACGAAAGCGTTGATTTTGCATTTTTACGCGCTACTTCGTCATAGGCGGTACGAAATCGACGCACAAACATGGGGTCGCCATCGTCGTCAAGAATGCTCTCAAACGTTATTTCATCTATCAGCGGGACGACAAACCCGAAAAGGTTAATCAGGATGAAGGTGTGCCAGTCCATCAACTCGATCGGCTTGCCGGTCAAGTGCCCCTTCACATGGGGGACGAAGTTATAAAAATCGAGAACGTGCTGGGCGCGGCCTTCATCAAAATAAACACCGCGCTCCGGGCCGTGCTCTAAATCATGAAAGAACCGCTGGCACGCAAGACGCACCAGTTCGCCAGCAACGATATCGCCAGATACCACGCGCTCGGCGTAGCGGAATCCATCTGCAACGGTTGCCATTCATCATTTGCGCTTTTTAAGAAATTCTTCCAGTGGGTCGGCTTCTGCCGGGCCTTTTGCACCAACCTTTGATCGGCTGGCAGGTGTCATGCCGAATTCGCTCAGCATCGCTCTGATCCGTTTCCACGCGTCAGCCTTCATGACTGCTGCAGGGTGCGGTTTGATCATTCTGATTTCCCGCTCCCCTCCTTCGTCTGAATCATCTTCGCTGTAGACGGCATAGGTGTAACCTTCACGATCAAGCGTGTCGCAGTGATGCCGGTATTCAACATAGGCTTCTATCAACAACTCCAGCGCTTTAGCATCCAGCGTGGTCAACACGCCGACGGCATCAAGTTCCTCACCAATACGCTTGAACCAGTACTTACCCTGTTTATCGAAATGTTTCGGTATTGGGGGGACCCCTGACGGGGGTTTTGGCTCGTTCTTATTGATCGGGCGCTTGGATGGGTTCCCCTTCACTAAAGCCAGATGTGTCGGGGTTTTCGGTGGTCCAGGCATAATCGAAAACTCCTATTAATCATTGGATGGGGGACCCCAAAAAAAAGTTTTCTAACCTGCGGCGGTGTGAAAAAAGGTTAGGCGGCGGTACTTTGGGCCTTTGCCGTCAGGGATTTGACCCCGCCCCCTCTGCCTCGCCTCAAATGATAATCGATATCATTTGAGGCGTTCGCGCCCGGTTTTCGTTCGATGGCAGGGCCAGCACAGGCTTTCGAGGTTCGAATCGTCATCGGTACCCCCATGAGCCTTAGCCTTGATGTGGTCAACGGTCTTAGCTGCTACCGCACGACCGTTGCGCAGACAGTTCTGGCAAAGGTGATTGTCACGCTTAAGGATGCGGGCTCGCTTAATATCCCACTTGCTACCGTATCCGCGCTGATGCCTGCTCTTACCCTGCTGGTGCTGCTCCCAGCTTTCATTACGGTGCTTATCGCAGTAGCCAGAGCGATCAGTGGTTGTGCCGGGGCAACCGCGCTTTCGGCATGCCCTAGGAATTAAATTTGGCATAGTGTTTTACAGAAATTTGTTTTATAACGTATCGGGTAATACCAACACACCCAATAGCATCAATGGAGCAGGATGATGGACAAAATCGGAGCAATATCCCATGTTCTCAGTCGTATAGACTCAGAGTTTAATCGTATAGCAGATGATTTTACCTCCGTTCTTAATAGCATTGCTGATTATATTGATTCAGTAAAATATCTTTCCCGAGCTATAAACATAGAATTTACAGAGCGACGTAATGAGATATTTTTTAAGGATTTTGACATTTGCGTTAAATTATCTACGAAATTAAAACTTGTTGGAATTGATACAAACCCATCATATTGTTTAGAAATTGATTTCTTCATTGAGCAATCCCGCGTTGTACGTGAATCCGTCTTTAAATGCTACGCTACATCTGACGGTTATCTGGTTGAGGATTTCGCGAAAGAAAATCCTATTTGCCAAACCAGCAACGAATATAAAGGAAAGCGCATATTCGAATTGCTTTTATTAAATCTTGTTGATAAAAAAATAATTAGCATTTAATGTTCTGGCCCATGCTTATATGGGCCTCTTAAATTTTAGTAGAAACACTGCGTTCGAACATATTCCTGTAATCCAGTCAGTTGCCGTGTGACTATTTCGATTCGCTCTCTGAGGGTGAAATAATCCCGTTCAGTGGACTCAGCAACTCGGATTGACATCATCAGGCGCACTCGCAAATGCGCCTTGTGATGCCAGCAGTCATCCTAGCTTGGCGCGTACCAGTGCATCTTTGGCCTCAAGCAGCTTGCGCAGTCCAGCAGACTTTTCAGCGCCGTCAGACAATGATTCGTCGAACTGCTTGGCCAGGTCACCAATCGGTTTTGAAACCTCCAGCAAATGCGCTGGCAAGTGTTCATAGGCGAAGTACTTCATGATCGGTGAAGGCATTACTTTTTCTCCTGTCGGGTTTGTTCGATTTTTCGAATACTGTCCAGTTGGCTATTAGCCTGGTCAATGGCTGTAAGTAGCGGGTCTATCCACAAAACGGCCTGACAATACGTCAGGGTGCCGGTGGCAGTGCCGGCTCTTTCGGGCAGTTCGCCAACACTGATTTGTTGTGCGCAAGAATGTCGCGCTTGGTCTGCTTATCCAGCACGTCGATATCGTGGTCAGTCAGGTAGATGATCCGCACCCAACTGCAGGCCGTATCAACGACTACCGGGGCGGGTAAACTTTTCGCGCAGCTCCCGATCAACATCGTCATCAGGCATATGGCTAACAGTCTGCTGTACATCACTGGCCTCTTTCGTGACTTCGGCACGGCGTTCTGCCGCGGCGACGGTGGCGGCGGCATTCTCTGCAGTACGTTGCTGATCGGCTTTGGCTTCCGCCTTACTGGTCCCGCGTGCATGACCAATGCCGAACGCACCAGCGATAGCACCCACGATTACAACCACCAGCCCCGCAATAATTTCGAAGCTCATTGCTGCGGCTCCTTCAGTTTGTCGGCCTTATCTTTCAATGCTGGCTGGCGCACGTATTGCGATAGTACCGCCAGCACCACCAGCGCAGGGCTAATCAGTGCCACGATGTTTGGCGGCAGGATATTTTTAATGTCCGGCGGCAGCACCGCCCAGGCGTGCAGCGCAGCATCCGGGAACGACTGTGCCCATACACCAACCAGCGCGCCGATAGCTCCCAGCTTTACAGACCATGTTTTCAGCAGCAGGCTGGCATGGCCTACGAACTCCAGCCGGGTATATTTGCGCAGAAGTAACAGAACGAGCACAGCCACCAGCACGAGCAAAGCGAAAATGATCATCTTCACAGGACACGCTCCTTAACCCAGCCGTAGAGAAAATCCTCGTTGGCTTCGCGGCCCTCAGCTAGTTCGAGATATCTGGCACCCTGGCTGCAGTTCAGCGCACGCAACAGAACCTGTTCACCCTCTTTCCCGCGGGCGGAAAGATATCCCTTAAGCGCTGTGATGGTTCGGGGGCCAATGGCTCCATCCGGGATCAGATCGGGATACAGCTTCCCGCGCATGTTCAGAGCAGTAAGCCAGCGCTGGAAAAACTTACTGGCAACCGATGGCCCCATGTTCACCCCAGTGTCGCAAAGCTCATCCGCCAGTAACGTAGACAAACTTGCCACCTGGTCGAACCGGGGACCTGTCCAGTAATCGCTCAGCAGGATTTGCTTTGCTGTTTCCCTGGACAAGTTCCGCATATCACCGGTGTAGCCATGTGCACGGGCGGTGGTTTGCGTGATGCCCCAGCGGGTCGGCCCGCCTTTATCCGACGGATGATCGACATAACCGCCCTCTTTGCCGAGGATCCCCTCGATAGTCTGGTCTGCTGTCATTGTGCTTTCACTCCGGTGATTCGTTCCCAGAAATACGTGAGCGCTACGGAACCCATAGCACCACTGATACCGGCAGTGGCCAGTATCATGTAAATACTCAGGCCACCTTCAATGCTGATGAGCCCACCAATGACCCCGGTAAAAGCCGAAACCACAATCTGCGCAAAAGCATTTATCCAGCTCCATTTCGCTTTGCCCTGCTTCACATCCATCAGGAATCGGACAAGGCCGCCCCAGCCAGCAATGATCAGCAGAGCCAGCCAGGTGATTCCGGCCATGCTTTCTTTGTCTTGCATATGCTTTGCCATAGGTTCACCTCCGGGTTAACGGGGTGCTGTGTGTTTGAAAAGGGTCAGGCCCATCGGGCTGATTTAACAACGATCCGTATCGAAGATGATTCCCGTGAGCCTGAAATGAAAAAACCCCGCCGAAGCGAGGTTGGATAAAAACAGTTGCTTAATTTCTTTTAAATTAATCCTTCCTCTTTAAGAAAGGAGAAGCCTTTTGAAGTAATAGAAGTGGCGATCCAATGAGAGTCAGCTTTTGATTGCACTGCTGTAATATATCCCAGTTGGTATAGCTGTTCTATAGCAGAATCAATTTTGTAGGGATGCTCAAAAGGGAAGCTGGTATGTTGGGCCGGCACTTTTAAGTTGGGGTCCGTCATGAGAATCATGATTTCTTTATGATGCAGGGTAATAGCCATGTCTAACTCCTCTTTGTGGGGTTAACACGTATTTTACCATGCTTTAATGGGCCATTTTGGAGTGGCTATTTTTCGCACAAAACCCGCCTTTATGCGGGTTTTTTTGGTTCTGCTGCTCAGTTCGCTTTAACGTCCCGAGCCTATCACAATTCAAGCAGTTCCTGGCTCACTTTGCAAGTAAAATCTGTCGCCATTTGTGCCGAATGCGTCACACATTGGTGCGTAAAGCATCGATTCTGCCAAACTAAGCCACGTATCAACTCTGCGTCTACAGGTCATAAAGCACCAGTCGGGATGCTTTTCATAGAGCTCTTCCGCTATGCGGCGTTTGCTCTTCCGTAACCGGTAATGCTCCACCAGCAGGTGATACAGCTCTTTGTGACCACCCGTAATGAGGACTGCCCCCAGTACCTTATCAATCAGCAGTCCTTCATCGTCTGTACAGAAGGCCAGGCCGCTTTTGTTTTTCCCCGCGAGTATTTCACGAAAAAACGCCTCAAGCTCTGGCTTCGAGATACCCGATTTCTTCATCCTGCGTAATGCTTCGTTGATGGCTGTTTTAGTGACTTTCCCGGAAGCCAGTAACTGGTTAAACATATTGCCGCCACTACCGCCGCCGATGTAGGACCAGCGGCCCCACATGCGCAGCTTCCCTTGAATCCAGATGGCCTCAAGCGTTTTCAGCCTGACCATTTCACCAGCTTTTCCAACCTCGGACGGGTTAATCATTATGCGTTCTCCACTATGCCAGCACGCCAATTGCCAGCGAACGATCCAGAAATCGAAACAGCAGCTCCAGCTGTGAGCCGTGCTTCTCCTCAAATGCCACGGTGTCAGCGTGCAACTCGTCGTGATGCGCTCTGCAAAGCGGCAACACAAACAAATCGTGCGCTTTCGTTCCCATCCCACCTTGTCCGTGGCCTATCAGGTGATGGGGATCATCTGCTTGTTTGTTACAGCAGACACACTGCTGGGACTTAACCCAGCGCGTCCAGCTCTCGTTTACCCAGTGGCGGCGCTTTGGTCGCAGCATGAATGATTCCGGCGTTTCAGGATCTACGCGAAGACCGAGAACCTTTTTCTGCACCACTTCGCTCGCCGCTGGCTCCGGCACAATATCGCTCTCCTTCATCACCGGCTGATGCTTAATTTCCGGCAATCGCAGGGCTTTACGGGCCAGCGATTCAGGGATGACGTGCGCCAGATTGTTTATTACCAGCCACCAGCACAACTCGGGGATCGTCAGTTGATGGTCTTCGTTGAACCCCAGCTGTGAGCGGATAACCGTTATCAGCCAGGATACCAGGTTCTCACGCGCAATGCCTGCCAGCGTCTCTGTGTACTGATCACGCAGCAGGTTATCGCAGGCCCAGCAAAGGCGGATGCTGCCAGGCTCATGCCGAAACAGCGTAAAATTTTCGCTGTGCCACGAACCGTGCGGGTACTGGCATTCAAAACGACGCTCCAGCTCGGCCTCCAGCGAGCTGATACCACCCGCGCGCAGAATGACGTCTTTGTTTTCGAAGACTGGCTTCAAAACCGGGTCTTCTGCCAGTGGCTGCGTGGCGGGAGGGATCGCGCCAGTTGCGTAGTCGCTGTATTTTTCCGGTGCAGGCTCAATCAGTACCCGCCCTCTCCTGAACATCGGCATGAGATCAGCACCTGGGCGAAGCAGAACAACGCCCATGCGTGGGGCAATCTCAGGGGTTAGTAGTGCTCTCATATCATCTCCACGTCAGGCAACTGCACGAAAACGTCGGATGGTGATTTCTACTTTCCCTTTCTTCACGATGTTCCCCCACTCCACCAGCATGCGCTTAACCTGACTGTCATCCTCCCAGACGCCGGTTAGGGTCAGGGCATCGAACAGTGCTTTGTTGTAGTTATCGATATCCCGACGGCGCTGATCCGGCGGATACAACACAATGTGAACCTCAGCCAGATCAGAGGATGGCCGGGGAACGGCCCGCAGTTGCTCAATAATCGCCGCTCTCGCTGCCTGCTGGAACTTGCGCCCTGTCTCGCTTACCAGATGCCTGCCTTTCAGCGGTCCCTTGCTCGGGGCGCGCCAGTAACTATTTACGCTCGGTGGAAATGGTAAAGTCAGTTTCATTTAGCCCCCTTAAAGGATCGCTACAACGTCTTTTGCGACTTCCCGCGTACTGCTTTTGCAGGAGATCGAACGGCGCGCGTTGATGAATTGCAGGTTAAAACCATGCTCACGGTACAGGTCGAGAACCTTCGGTGCAGATGAGTTAGAAATCACTACCCGAGCGCCACGGTGAAAGGCAGATACGCATTGCTTCGCCAGGTCCACCTGGTTCTCCCAGCTAAAACCACCAGCGGTATAGGCGGTGAATCCGGTTGTTCCCGGCATCGGTTCGTAAGGCGGATCGCAGTAAACCACATCCCCTTTCCCGGCCAGGCTGATTGTCCGGCGATAGTCAGCGGTCATGAATACGCAGTTATGCGCCATAGCCGCAAAGGCTTTCATCTCATCCATCGGGTAATACGGTGCCTTGTAGCCTCCCCAGCCCACATTGAACTTATTCGCCTGGTTGTAGCGCATCAGGCCATTGAAGCAATGCCGGTTGAGATACAGGAATGCAGCTGCGCGTTCAGTAACATCCAGCGTCTGTGCGTTGAACTCGGAACGGATCAGCTCATAGCCATCTGGTGACCGCATGTGCTCGAACATCCAGCGGGCCTTCAATTCCACTTCATCCGGCACCACCGCTAACATCTGATACAGATTAATCAGGTCCGGATTAACGTCCGCCAGCAGGTAATCTGCGTGCTTTTCGCTGTTCAGGAATACCGACCCACCACCAACGAATGGCTCTATCAGGCGTTTCCCTGCCGGGATATGCACGAACAGGTCAGCCAGCTGGGTATACTTTCCACCAGCCCATTTCAGAAATGGCTTGCTCATGAACGGAACCCCGCTGGCACTGAATAATCCACCTCGGAATAACTGGACTTGAACGCCGTGTCTTGTTTAATCCACTTGCCTCCAGTCCAGGCTGGGCGTCCGGCGGCCTCCCATTTTTTGGCCTTGTCGAAATACTCGACGCAGTTCTCGGGAGCAAACAGCGTTTTGGGCCGCAGGTAGTCGCTCATCTTCGGATCCTGAGCCCATTTCGCGTTCAGGTAGTCAACCACCAGCATCAGGTCTTCAGGGCTGTAATCTTCGGCCAGGCGTCCCCGGATATATCCCAGCGTCGTTTTGGTTCGTCCCCCCTTGCCATAGGTCGAGTTGGTTACCCGATTGAAATGATCCAGAACGAGATCTGCCGGATCGGTCTGGTCTGGTTGCAGCGCAACCGGACAAGAGTCTTTACCTGTAATCTCTGTAGTACTCTCTGTTGTATTCTCTGTAAGATCATCGTGCCAATTTGACCTGATGACAGCGGTTCGTTTTGACCCGGTGGAGCGTTTCACATTGACCTCTACCATCGTGTCATTTTGACCTGATGGAACGGCGCATTTTGACTTCTTCGATTTGGTCACTTTGACCTCATCTAAAAGCGAGCTGTCGTAGTTGATCGTGTAGTAGTTCGTCATGTCGCGCTGGGACTTGTTCAGCTGCTCAACTTTAAGCACGCCCAGGCTCTTCAGCCGGGTGAAGGTGCGCTTCAGAGTGGATTCAGACCAGAACGGGAATTGCTCCAGCCATTGCTCTGTCGTGTTGTAGATCCAGCGTACGCCGTCACGCTCCAGCCCTGAGTTAGTCTCCTGCAGCCAGTAGTTAAGCTGCTGCAGCGCAATGGCTTCATTCAGGCCGATGCTATACGCAAGGTCAGGATTGATGACTATCGGCCTTGATGGCATTAACAGGCTCATAAGACCCCTCTATTTCCCTGAATTTTCGTCTGAACTGCTCGAGGGGGCTGAAACACTCGTGCTTATACCCTTCGCGCAGGTATATAACGCGCTGTGTTTGGGGCTCCCAGCGTATGACCCTGACCGGTACACCGTAGTGATCTCTGAACCATCGGTTGAGCTCTCGCATACTTTCTCCGCCTGGCCGTTAAAGTCCCCTACCACCCACTGAGCAAACTGGTAGCAGACAGGCTCGAACCCGCCTGGTACTCTTACCCCATACACGAACTGCACCGGTCCTGCTCCACCAGGAACTGGCCGCGCTACAAGTTGCGACCTGCGGTATTGTGTTGATAAACTGTTCATGCGTTAGTAATCTCCACTGATAACGACACGCCACGACGCCAGGAGCTGCAACTCGCTGGCGTCACTTCTTTTTGCGTGAAAAAAGCGTGATGATTGCGGCAATCTCTTCTTCACGAGCTGCCAGGTGGCGGCGGTGATGCACCATGATTTCTTCGGCCTCATGCCTTTCAATAACGCCATCTTCAAGTGCCTGTTCGATAATCTGATCAACCTGCCCTCTGGCGGCAGAGGTACGCATTGCCCGGCTAAACAAGTCCACGCGATCCAGCTCTTCCAGGTGCGGAACATCCACCAGCAGAGCACCACGACGGCGAGCGAAGTAATCAGCCAGTAACGACGTATTGGAAATGTCCTCCATCGCTTCCAGCTCGCTGACTTCGAAGAAACGACAGCCGTTTTTCTCGTAAAGGTTGTTGTTAAACTGCGTAACCGTCATTCCCAGTGCGCCAGCCATTGCTTCGCGCCCACCTGGATATGCTTTGCACATCGCTTTGACGGCTTCTTTGAGGTTTGGCTCTACCATGTTGATTTTCCTTTTGTAGTTATCGAATAACCGTTTAAGCAGTACGATTATTTGCACTTGGTACGTCATCTGTCTGATAGCGACTTGGGTACAAAATGTGTAATTCGCTTATTTCTCCTCTAAAGAACTTGGCTAATCTCTCCGCCAGTTCGACAGATGGGACTTGCTCGCATCTTTCAATGCGGCTCAACGTTGCAGGATCTACCTGTACACCGGTTGCAACGTGCAATAAGGTCATACCATGCGATTTTCGCAATTTTCTTAATGGTGATTGCATAACGCCTCCTATTTTTGCGTATTACGCATGTTATTCCACGCTAGCGAATTGCGCAAGTTGCTTTGCACGAAACGCAAAAACAACATGTAATGAGTGAATGAAAATAGGATCTCGCATACGACAACTTCGCTTAGCGAAGAACATTAAAATCGCAGAGCTTGCAGAAGCTGTGGGCGTTGATGCTGCCAATATTTCCAGGCTTGAAACTGGTAAACAAAAGCAGTTTTCAGAACAGACACTTAACCGACTTGCTCAAGCTTTAAGCGTAAGTGTACCTGACCTATTTACCTCTGACGAAAACGATACTACTGTACATATAAACAGTGAAAAACATGCATCTCCCGTAAAGGATGTGGATGTATACAGAGTCGAGGTACTTGATGTGAGCGCAAGCGCCGGGGCAGGACATATACACGGTAGTGACGTCATAGATGTCATTCATGCTATCGAGTTCAGCAATGATCAGGCATTGGCAATGTTTGGTGGCAGGACTCCATCTGGAGTAAAGGTCATCAACGTTCGCGGTGATAGCATGGCCTCAACGATTGAGCCTGGCGACCTAATCTTTGTGGACGTAACTATCAATGAGTTCGATGGGGATGGGATTTACGTCTTTGGTTTTGATGGAAAAGTTTATGTTAAACGTCTGCAGATGATACCAGACCAACTGCTAGTCATCTCTGATAACCCTCGTTATAGAGAATGGAATATAACTAAAGAGAATGAACACAGATTCTATATCTACGGAAAGGTTTTAATAAGCCAGTCTCAGTCCTTTAAACGGCATGGATAGCATTCATCATCATAAATCAGGCCTCATTCGAGGCCTTTTTTTTCGCCTTAAATTTGCGTTTTACGCACTTATCTATTGCGTTACTCGCAATTTATGATTATCTTCTATTCGTCGGCACAGGACGCAACTTACGGACAAGGATGAACAGAACATAACATGGAAGCGCATTCCCCTTCTTTCCGGTGGGGATCGGTTTGTAACTGAAGGAGTGCGCTTCCAGTTGTGACGTGTACAAGCGTACTGCAGCGCCGGTCGACGCAAAGACCCGAAAATCGACTGAGCAACAGCAGCTGGTTGCCAATACCAAAACAGAGCGGCGGGAAGTAAGCAGATTAGCGATCTGGTGTCACAACATTCATTCCCTATAAGCCCCCTTCTACTGAGGAGGTTTATCGGGACTGGAAGAGTTACCACTTGGAGACGGTCCTTTTAAATGTCCTGGACAGTGGCGCTTTGGTAGCGATAACAACCACTCCAGTTGATCCTGGGAGTTATCAGGTCAGTGAGATGCCAGCACTCTCGACGGCAGTGACAGCCGGAAGTAGACGGCACAGCCCAGACGATATCTGAGTGGCTTTAAAAACAGATGGGAGCCGGTGGAAGCCCGGCACACAACAGGAAAAAGCACTGTGTTAGTCAAGTGAGTTTCCAGTGCTTCAGTGCTCTTTCCGTTGTGTGGAGATAACTAACTAATCCTTTGCAGAGGACACAGAAATGAAATTATCAAAGTTACGTAACGCCATTGTCTATCGGGCTACTTTGCCCAGTATTGAAGCGGTTGAAGGGCCCCTGCAGGAATTGCCCTACTCTGAACTTACAGAAACGGAATTCGCGCGGGCTTCCTTCGTACCTAATCCGATTACCGGAGAGCTGGTTACGCCAATTACTGGCGGTTATGCAATCGTGGTTCGCCGCGATGAGAAAATAATCCCCCAGCACGTCGTAATGAAAGAAGCCAATGAGCGCATCCAGCGCATCGAAAATGCATGCGGTGAGAAACTGAAGCGCGCTGACCGTAACAACATTATTCAGGATGCTAAGGTTCAGCTCTGCAAGCAGGCATTCATCAAGTCGTCTCTGATCCTGGTCTTGTATAACACTGAAGAAAATCTGCTGATCATTAATTCCGCCAATAAAAATATTGCCAATTTAGTCGGGGCGATGCTGGTTAAAGTGATCGGCTCAGTCAAAACAGTCACGATCAACATCAGTGATATCAAAAACGGCCTGACAACACGCCTTAAAAACCATCTGAACGGCGAAGAATCAGCCTTTGCCGGGTTTGAGGTCGGTGATTATGTCCAGCTATCCCGCATGGCAGAACAGAAAGAAGTTATTCGCTACTCTGCGGAACATACTTCCGTTACCAGTGAAATTCTGGAGAGCCTGAACACAGGTTTTATAGTCGACAACATGGAATTAAGAGGCTGCGGAGTCTCTTTCCTGCTTACAGATAAGTTCCACTTCCGGCGGATCGATACCCAGGATAATAATTTTTCTGATGATGACGACAAAGCTTACCGCTGGCGTCACCAAGCAGGAACTGACATGTTTCAGTTCTGCAAAGTGATTAACCAGCTATGTGACCTGCTGGCCTACAAAGAGCCCGAAGAACAAAAACCAGCAGCCTGATTAGAACAGCAGCAATTACCCCATTCTCATGGGTTGGGTTGCTGCACCCTAAAGCGCGTTGCAGCGCGTCAGTTGGAGAAAAAACATAATGGCAAAAACAGCACAGCAGTTAATTAAAGATGCCTTTGAGGCGGCTAAAACAATGCCTCCTGCTACTGCAGAACTTCTTAAAGATATGGCAACTATGCTCGATGTTTCGAACGTTACTCTTCGCCAGGCGCGTAAAGAACGTGACGCCATGAAAGAAGAAGTTATTTCCTGGGCTAAAGAATGCGATCGCATTGTTGAACGTCACACTAAGACCCGCAGCAATATGCACGTCTTAGAAGCTATGCGCGATATAAAGAATATCTCTGCTGCTTCCACCAGCAATGTGGAGGCTGTCTGATGGCTAAAGATTCAAAAATTGTATATGGCGCCAGTGGCAAGACGAACGTTTTAATGTTCGAGCCTGAAAACCTTCATCTGGTTATCGATAAAACTCACCCGCTTTACGATGAGCGTATCCACCTGCCTATTAGCGAGGCTATGGTGCTGAACATCATGGACCAGGGCGTTCTTGAGCCGATTATCGTCTGGAAAGATCCGGAGACAGGGCTGTCTTGTGTGGTTGATGGTCGCCAGCGTGTGCGCCATACACTGGAAGCCAACAAGCGTCTGTCGAAAGATGGCAAAGAACCGTTACTGGTACCGGCAGTCGCTAAACGTGGTTCCGCCATTCGCATGGCGCAGGCGATGGTAAGTTCTAACGAAATCCGCCAGGCAGATACGCCGCTGGGCAGAGCAAAGAAAATGGCTGATGCGCTGGAGCGCGGGCACGATGAGGACGATTTAGCACTGATGTTTGGCGTGAGTGTCCAGACAGTACGCGCAACGCTGTCGCTACTGGATGCCACCCAAGCAGTTCGCGATGCAGTTGAGTCTGGAATTGTCACCGTTACCCAGGCCCGTCAGCTGGCATCACTTAAACCTGAAGAGCAGCGGGAGAAGGTCTCTGAAATCGAAGCGGCAACTGCTGGCACAACCGGCCATGAAAAAGCCCGGCGTCAGCGTCAGATCCTCGGTGATGCAAAGCCGCGCCTGAAAACCCGCAAAGAAATCACAAAAGCCCTGGAATCTGCCGAGGGTGAGTATGCAAGCGCACTCCGTTGGGTGCTTGGGGAGGCTGTATGACAATCGTAAAAACCCATACCGGCACCGTGATCACCAGAGACGGTCCGAAGGTAAAAAAACTGCACCAGACAGAGCGGATGTGGGTCGTCGGCAAAAACGAGTTTTACCACAAAGAAACCGGGCGCCGTCACTTTGCAGAAAATACGCGCCGCCGACTGCTGCTCGACACCATCAAGCCTATCGAGGTGAAGCATGTTTAAACAGAACGAAAAGGCTATTTCACAGATTGCGGAATATATCCCGCGCGCCTGCCGGGGTATGCAGCTGCAGGAAGCCAAAGCGCGCCTGGAGAAAAAAATCGCACTCTATATCGATGACGGCTGTGATGCTGCCGTTCTTAACGCGGCGTTTGCATCAGCTCTTAAAAGTCATACGCGGGAGTCTTTTTTTTCGTGCATCGCAGAGCAGCTGCATGAGGGGGCTGACAAATGATAACCGGGACTACTAACTATGACGATGTGGCAGAAGTCCGCTGCAATTTGTGCGGCGGTTATTACAAAGCCGACGATCCGGAAAGTCACGAATGCGATGAAGAAGCCCTTGGCGAAATTGAGTGTGATATCTGCGGTTTCAAAAGTACTGACCCGGACGGCGCTCACTACTGCTGTGAGGATAACTCCGATGACTGATATCACCGAACTGGCGCTACTCGTCAGTAAAGCGAAAGCGTCTGTATTTACCCTGGAATATATTTCCCAGTTTGAGCCTGCTGATATTGATTCCGATGACGTTGATTTGCGGTTTGAAGTTGATGGCCGAGATACCGGCACCAACGTTTCTATCGTCGATGAGTGCGGGCAAGCTGCAAAGGTTATTTGCACGCTGGTAGAGGCGCTGGAGAAGGCGCAGGGTATGGAAGCCTACTGGAAAACTCAATGCCGTGGCATAACAGACCACTGCGAGGAGTTGCAGGCGCGCATCGCCGAGCTGGAGTCCCGCACCGTGAAGCTGTCCCCTGAGCTTTACACAATCGGTGATCTTATCAGGACGCAGGACAACCGCATTACCGATCAGCCCATGTTCGTCGTTTTCCAGAAGCGTGAAATTATCGGAAGCGACGAGCACTCGCCTAGCCGAATTTGCTGGGTATGGGATGGTGAAGAGGTCAGCGAGCTGAGAGCCAAGCGGCTGGAAGCGCTTTATCAGGATGGTCGCGACACTCGCGGATATGACCGATACGCGATGCAGGAAGTAGATGAGTTTGTTACTGCCTGCTTTACCGAGCATGGATGCAAAGACTACCTACGCCAGAACGGCCATAACCTGCGGTTGCCGTACATTTACGCCTGCGGCTCTTTCCGAAATAACGAATATCAGCTGGTTAGAAATTGGCTCGCTGGCATCAAGGTGGAGGCTGAGAGATGAAAATGGGTGAACACATGGAGCCGGTTGTCGAGCTCCTGGAAGAACTGAACGGCAACAACACCGACGCCAAATTGAAACTACTCGCCCTTGTTATCTCGGAATACATGCTTAATGCGGATGTTACTGGCTTTGAGGTCACCGCAGGGAAGATGAAAGTTTCCGTAGATATAAGCGTGGAGGAATAGCCCAATGACCAAATCAACCATAACCAGAGAGCAGCTGGAAGAATGGGTTGAACAATTTGATGAAGATGGCGGCTGCGATGCCACTGACAGGCAATTAGAGGCTCTCATTCGTCAATCGCTGGCCGCAATGGACAGCGAGCCGGTGGCGCTTCAACCTGAGCTGGCAAAAGTTATCTATCACTTCCGTGACTGGAATGAAGGATTTCCGGTTGAGCGGTTCAAGGCCGACTACGTCATTAGTTGGATGCTGGCAAATTATCCGCCAGCGCAGCCAGCGCCGGAACGTGACCAGGTACGCAGTGCGCATGCCGAGTGGTCACAGGCAACTTTCGGTAATGTCGGCCCGGTTGGCCCGCTGAAGCACCTCAGCAAAGAAGCACTGGAAGCCGCTGAACAGCCCGGCGACCTGTCAGAATGGGCTGATATGCAGTTCCTGCTGTGGGACGCTCAGCGCCTGGCTGGCATCACTGATGATCAGATTACCCAGACGATGATCGATAAGCTGGCGGTAAACAAGCAGCGCTCATGGCCGGAGCCAAAAGACGGGGAACCAAGGCTGCACATCAAAGAACGATCTCGTAAAAAAGTAGACCGCTGTGATGTTTGTACTGAAGGAGCTCGCGGTGGGTGTGGAACGTGTATTTTTAACGGTAATTTTGAATGAGGTGCTAATGACTTCTACAGACTTTATGGAAGAAAAAGAAGTATTCGAATTGCTGGGAAAGAAAAAAACAGCAGTATGGCGGTTACGTAAAGATCACGGGTTCCCACCCCCCGTCCTCACTTATCCTACTCGTTATAGCCGCAAGGCAGTAACACGCTGGATAGAGGAGGGAGGGATTAATCGACAAATATGATAATTAGTAATTTAGTTAATCATCATCATTCAACATTTGAACAAGGCTTTCCATGCATCTCGGCAAGCCTTGCAATTCTTCATGATCAAATGATATTTTTTCTTTTTTGAGAGTGAATTTATGCGGGACTTCGATAATTCTATAAAAATCAATCGGGGTCTCTCTTTTAGAGAGAGACATCATAATACTGAAAATAGTTGTATATTTACAACGAAGCCCAAAAGTTATTTCGGACAGATATATAGATGAATTTTGCAAACCAACATCTGATAACATTCGCCACTCTTCTTCATATTTCCACTGTTTGGCCTTTCTCAAAAATATATCATGCTCTATTTCTGTCTTTGCCTTTTGATCCCCCGCTAACATCCTATGTATCTGACTAATCCTTATCTCTCTAGATTCACTTGTATAGCTTATTGGTCTTATTTTATTAGCAACACTTTCAGGTATAGAATAACCTAAGCAAAGGCCTTTATGGTTATCAGCATAGTGAGCCCACATTAGCGGACACTTATCTTTTTTTGACAAAGAAAGCACCCCTCTATTATACCCTGACAATATAATATTCCCAATCGTATTAGCTAATACTTGTTTGATCGTCGGAGCATTATAGTCGTATAGTCCAAATGAAAATTCAGAATAGATACCTGAAATTATTTTATCTGTTTCACTCATGCTTAAAAGAGAAATTTTGTCAGTGGTTTTTGGACCGTTGTAACGTAGGTTTTTTGCGGCCACCTTTAATTTCTTTTCAGAGTTTTGCTGAAGAAGCGTTGAAAGAATATTTCGTAACTGCTCCTCATCATTCACATCATCGAATATTGTGACTTTACAATCTAACGGATCATTAAATTGGATTGGGTTTGCAAAATACAAATAATCATCAATTATCAACTCCATACAATCATCGTTAAAACTTTTATATTTAAATAATTTTTTAGGAGTTTGCATATAGAGACCTTTGATATGTGATTAACATTAACTTAACTTTGTTTTTTTACATGCCAAAAAATTTTATCTGCATAAAGCTCATAAGCTTCTTTCTGTTCCACCAGCCAATCGTGTTTGTTATACACCGCCATCACTCCCCCTAACTCATGCCCCAGCATCTTTTCTGTGACGTGAGGCATAACCCCTTCCCCTGATAAATTCGTCACCAGCGAACGCCTGAAGTCATGTGTTCGCCACTCTGGTATATCAATTTTATCCCTTAATTTTTTCATATAGAGATTTGCTGACGAGCGATCTATAGGCTTGTCCAGTTCCTGGCCGGGAAACAGAACATCATTTCCAGCATTGAGGAGCCTTTCAACAAAAGGTTTCACCTGGTCAAACACCGGGCGACGGATAACGTTACCCATCTTTGAATGTTCTGCTGGAGTCGTCCAGATAAGATCATCCATATTGAACTCACTGGCAGTAGCAAGGCGCAGCTCTGATAGCCTGGCTCCCCAAAGCAAAAGCAGCTGATGAAGCACCTTGTTAGAGGTAACGATCTTGTTGTTCTCCAGCGCCAGCCAGATTTTAGCCAACTCGGTATACGTGAGAACACGGCTACCCACATCAGGTTTTTTTCCAATGGTCTTAACGCTAAGCTTCAGGACCTCGCACGATGGGATCAACTGGCGGCTGATACACCAGTTCATTACAGAACGTAGTTGTAGAAGAAGCACCCTGGCCTTTTTGCTGTTCTTCTTTTCCTGCTTATCAAAGAAACGCACCCATGCAGAAACAGGAATGTTTACTACCGGAGCGTCCGGGAATTCTGTGTACATCGTTTTGTACACAACTGACTTGTACAGCGTCTGAGTGTTCGGCTTCAGCGTTTCAACATACTTGCCCCACCACTGATCCAGGCACTCTTTGAGAGTCAGCTCGCCATCTTCTTTGGCAAAATAATTTTTCGGGTTTAGCCCCTTGAGGTACAATTCGCGCATCTCACCGACGACAACGCGCGCCTCCTTGAGAGACATAGCGGGATAGCGGCCAATGGAGAGGCGAACGGGCTTACCGTTCCAGCGATAACGAAACTGGAATGTGATCGTGCCTGTGGGAGTTATGCGTACACTCAGCCCGTCACCATCTGTGACCTCAGCTGCGCCGCTGTATGGCTTAGCATTGATGCTTCGGAGTTTGGTATCACTAAGGGCCAC